TGATTCGTTGGTACGATAAAACAATTGGTATCTTTCCAAAGATATTACAAGTGTTTCGTTTAAGTTGTGGTCAACCTGCAGTGAATTTTCCTGCACTAACCGCTAAGTGGTTATACGAACATTACACATCACATATTGAACAACCAGAACCTTTACACATTTATGATTCATCAAGTGGATGGGGTGGTAGAATATTAGGTGCAATGAGTTCTCGTAAGAAAACCCATTACATTGGAACTGACCCGAACCCCGATAACTTTATACCGGAATTAGGTATTTCACGTTATGAGTATGTTGCTGATTTCTACAACAAAAATTGTGTAGATGATTATTCAGAAACATTTGGTAAGTTCTTTGATGTTCAAAAACAATCAAACACTTATGAGTTATTTCAAGATGGTTCGGAATTGATTCAACATAATCCTAAGTTTCAAAAGTATGCAGGTAAATTGGATTTAGCATTCACATCACCTCCATATTTTAATAGAGAACAATATTCACAAGATGAGAATCAATCATTCAAAGCATATGGTGAGTATGAGGATTGGAGACAGAACTTCTTACGTCCTACCCTAACTACTATTTATAATTATCTTAAAAATGATAGATATATTCTATGGAATATTGCCGATATTAAAATTGGTAAGGATACCTACTATGCATTGGAACAAGATTCTATTGATATTCTAACCGGATTAGGGTGTGAGTATAGGGGTAGATTGAAGATGTTAATGACCCGAATGGTAGGATTAGACCCATCTAAAACTGGTATTAAGAACGCAGTTAAACACGATGGTAAAGCGTATAAGTTTGAACCCATTTTTGTATTTTACAAACCATAATTTTTACAAATTTTAATATTTATACATAATGACATCAAAAGAATACGTTATATGGCTTAAAGGTTTTGTAGAAGCCTGCCACGAATACGCACCAACTCCAAAACAATGGGATGCGTTAAAAGATAAATTGGCAGAGGTTAAAGATGAAGAACCAATAGGATTTCCATTTGGAGTTCCGAATACTGCACCAATACAAACATTACCATTTATCCAACCATACAACCCACATAATCCATATACAATAAATTGTGGTAGTGGTTCATCTGGAACAACAATAACAACAACACCTGGTGGTGGTTCTATTACATACGCAACACCACAATTTGTAACAAATACTGCGTATGGGTATCCAAGTGGTAGTACATTGAGTTATACGAATTCAACATGGAAACCGGAACACGGCCCAAATTCTCCAACTATACAAAATATAAATCAATCATTAGGCGAATCATTGGAGGAATTAGAAAATGATTTTTTTGGTGCAATTGATGATGGTGGTTGGACACCTGAATTGGAGCAACAATTTTGGTCTGAACAACCTCCTGAACCATTTGCAACACCGGAAGAATTAGCAAAATACAATACCGATGAAGTTTAATAAAATTCAATCTGATTTACAAACAAAAGGATATACTCATTTTAATTTAAAAGAGTATGATATGGATTTATATAATCTATTACTACCTTTTAAATGTAATGCAACTGATAATTTTAAATCCCTTATGACGGGATTGAGAATCGATGGAGGATTAAAATCCGAAGCAATTGAGTCAGAATTATCAATAAATATTAATAATTATTATGAATCACATGATATTGCTAAAACTGAAAAGTTAAAAGCGTTAGAACAAATAATAAACATACAACAGGCTTGGTATTATCAATCAAATAATAAAGTATGTAATAGTAAAAATATAAAACATGCACTTATCAATGAATCAATATTCCAATTAATTAGAAAATGTTTTTTAATTGATGACACTATTAAATTATCCACTATTGTAAATGAATTTACATTTTATGATGAAGGATGTGAAATTGAAAAGCATAGAGATGGTAAATATGAAGAAAGAGTATGTTCTATTTTAATTTATTTGAATGAAACCTATGATGAAAAAGATGGTGGTATTTTGATATTAGATGATAATGAAAGTATATTACCTGTATTTGGAAATGTAGCAATAATATCACTAAGTAATTCAGATGTTGAACATAGAGTTTCTAAAGTAGTAGGTGGAATTGGTAGATATGCATTGTGTACCTTTGTAAAAAAGAGTATTTAAAATATAAAATAAATAATATGGCATTTTTTGAAGAAAATATAAAAGAAGAAACCCCAAATACACTTTGGGTTGAAAAATATCGTCCTAAGAAATTAGAGGATTATGTTGGTAATGACCATTTAAAACAAAAGATTCGTGATTACATCGAAAGTGGAGATGTCCCACATTTACTTTTGTTTGGTAAAGCGGGAACAGGAAAAACTACACTTGCAAAGTTAATTGTCAATTCAATCAATTGTGATTTTATGATACTAAACGCATCTGATGAAAACAATGTGGATACTGTCCGTAATAAAGTAAAATCATTTGCATCTACAATTGGGTTTAAAGATATAAAAATTGTTATCTTAGATGAGTTTGATTATATGACTCCTCAAGCTCAAGCAATCCTTAGAAATCTAATGGAAACATTTAGTAAACATTGTCGATTCATTTTGACTTGTAACTATGTGGAGAAAATTATTGACCCGATACAAAGTAGATGTCAAACCTTTCAGATTATACCACCAACTAAAAAAGATGTGGCGGTACAAATCAGTAAAATATTAACGGAGGAGCGAATCCAATTTGAATTAAAAGAATTAGTTCCAATAGTAGATTCATCATACCCAGATATCCGTAAAATTATTAATACGTGTCAACTTAATTCCTCAAAGGGGATATTAAAAATTGATAGTAGTAGTATATCTGATGCAGATGTTAGAGTAAAAATTATAGATATTCTTAAATCAAAAGATGATAAGAGAAATCGTTATGTAAACCTAAGACAAGCAGTTGCAGATTCTCGTATACAAGATTTTACTGAATTATATACCCATCTCTACGAAAAGGTAAATGATTATGCAGTGGGTAATACTTCTGCCGTAATTATGATTCTTGCACAAGGGCAATATAAAGATGCTATGATTGTAGATAAGGAGATTTGTTTTATGGCAACTCTTATTGAAATAAATGATGTAATATAGGTATGAAAATATTAGTTACAGGTGGTGCAGGATTTATCGGCACTAATTTAATAAAACGATTACTAATTGAAGGACACGAAGTTCATTCGTTAGATAATTACGATAGTGGTTTAGTAGAAAATCACATAGATGGATGTAATTACGTTAGAGGTGATATTGAATCCGTTTTATATTGGAAGGGTGATAATTTTGATTTAGTATATCATTTAGCAGCATTGAGTAGAATACAACCATCATTCGAAGACCCTGCTGAAACATTTAGGGTTAATACAATAGGAACTCAATGTGTGGCAGAATTTGCAAGACATAATAACGTAAAAGTTGTATATGCAGGTTCATCATCACGTTGGCATGACCCATTACAATCACCCTATGCTTGTTTTAAACACATAGGTGAAGAAATTGTAAAAATGTATAAAAAAGTTTATGGTGTTAAAGCAGAAATAGCAAGATTTTATAATGTATACGGCCCTAATGAAATTGTAGATGGAGATTGGGCAGCAGTAATTGGTATTTGGAGAAGACAAGTTAAAAATGGTGAAAAAATTACTATTGTGGGTGATGGTGAACAAAGAAGAGATTTTACGCATGTTGATGATATAGTAGATGCATTATTTAAAATAGGAATTGGTTCTGAAAAACATGAAGATGCTTGGGAATTGGGTACTGGTGTAAACTATTCTATGAATGAAGTGTATGCGATGTTTAAAGATAAGTTCGGAACTGAATCAATGTATATACCCGACCAAAAGGGAAACTATCGTAAAACACTTAGAGAAAATGATGATGCTCTAAATAGATTAGGATGGACACCTCAAAATAGATTAAAGGAATATATTAATGGGTTATGATAGAATTAGTTAATGATAATCTTAGTGACATTATTAAAGAGAATTCAAAAGTGTTCATTATGTTTTATGCAGATTGGTGTCCTGATTGTGCACGGATTAAACCCCATCTTCAACGATTATACACATATTATGAAAATATAATATTTGTTCATATTAATGCAGATGTATCACCAAAGAGTAGGAACATTATCAATTTAACGAATATACCTACGTTTCTAGGAGTCTTTAAGGGAAATGTAGTAGAAACACCCCTAATAGGAAGTAAACCCGAAAAAATCGAAGAATACCTTCAAAAATTAGTATCCTTATAATTTGGTAATACGAATATATTTTCGTATCTTTAAGGATAAATACGGATATAATGATAACATACGACCCAAACAATCCCCTAACTGATGAGGATTTAAAGAAACTATCAGAGGAAGATTTCTTTTCATACTTAGACCAATTGGCCTTACATAAAAAAAGAGATAGTAAGGTGGTATCTTCATGGAAAAAGAAAGGGCATGAGATTCTAAAGGGTACAGGAGTAAAACACGTAAAAACTAACAGAACCCAATGGTTCGACTAAAAACAAAAAAAATATGTCAGCAGAAGTACAATTAGCAAAACCATTAGGAGATAGAGTCCTAATTAAAGTGGAATCAGGAGAAAAAAAGATTGGCGGAATTATCATACCAGATACTGTTCAAGATGGCGATAACAAATTTGGTATAATTGTTTCAGTAGGTAATGGTATTTATACCCAAAATGGAACTAAAATTCCAATGGAAGTATCGGTAGGTGATAAAGTATTATTACCATCAGGTGGAATGAATATTCAAAAAATTAAATTGGATGATAATGAATATTTCTTATGTAGAGAAATGGATTTATTAATGGTTATAAAATAAAATAATATGGCACAAATTTTAGGAGCAGGTGGTCAACCAATTGGTGGACAAAATGACGAAGTTGAAATCCCATTAGAAAAAACAACATCAATCGCATGTAACAAATGTGGTGGTGAAGTTTTTGTACAAGGATTTGGATTTAGAAAAATATCTAAGTTATTAACAGGTAAACCAAAGGATGAAGTCCTACCAGTAGAATTATTTCTATGTGGTGAATGTGGTGAGGTACTTAATGAAGTATTACCTCCTGGTTTAAAAGTAGAACAAGAATAATGGCCAAATCACTATTCGACCATATCAAAGCAATTACAACCGAACAAGACCCAAAGTATTGGGATAAGTTGGATGATGCAGATAAAAAGACTTGGTCTAATTATATGGTACATCGTTTTATCTCAATGAATCCAGATTGGATATCAGTTATTTCAGAGATACAACCTTATACTGAAATATTAGAACCCAAACAATTATATCTAGCATTAATTGGTATCATACCGAAAGGTAAATATTATCTTAGATATGTAAAAGGAAAGAAAGAAGATACCTATGAAAAATGGTTAGTTGAATTGGTTGCAAAGGATTACCAATGTTCTACAAAACAGGCTGAAGAGTATTTAGAAATACTATATTCAACAAAGGAAGGTAGAGAACATATTAAGTATACATGTGAGAGATATGGTATAGAATCCAAAGAAATCACAAAATTAAAATTAAAAATATAGTGAGTAACACAACTTGTATATTACCATTTGTTCATCTATACTCAGAACCAAAGGGAGAAATGAAACCCTGCTGTATAGCAAGTGGATTTGATGAACCATTGGATTTAAAAACCTTAACTATTGAAGAAGCATTTAATTCATCTCAAATGAAAGAGCTTCGTAAAGATATGTTAGAAGGTAAACGAAATAAAGTATGTGATGTTTGTTATAAAAAAGAAGATTTAAACAATCACTCTCCTCGTACTGATTTTAATAAAAATAAGTTATGGAAAATGCCGGAAGTGAACGAAGATTATTCGGTTGATTCTCAATTCCAACATATAGATATTCGTTTTTCAAACCTATGTAATTTTAAATGTAGAATGTGTAATCATGATTTTTCATCCAATTGGTATGAAGATTCCCAAAAAATACATAACTATACTGATAAAGGTAGAACTAAGGTAATGAAAGTTTCTGATACAATCGTTGAAGACTTGATTCCACATTTAAAGAATATCAAAAGTTTTTATTTTGCAGGTGGCGAACCCCTAATAATGCCGGAACATTATAAAGTATTAAAACATCTTTATGATACAATGCCAGTTATAGAACAGCATTGGGGTAATGTAAGACCATTGAGTATTCATTATAATACAAATTTATCAGTAATCACATATGATGAAAATAGTTTAGTTGAATTATGGAAAGGATTTGATAGAGTATTTTTATCTATATCATGTGATGGGATAGGGGAAGTGGGTGAATATCAAAGAATAGGATTTTTACATGATAAATTCATAACAAATCTAAAAACAATACAAAAATATTTTAATCCTAAGTCCCCATATGAAGGTGGATTTGGTTTACAATATAATTTTCAATATACTACTACTATTTGGAATGCATACCATATTTTTGATTTTATCAAATTTATGAAGGAAAATGATTTTATAAAAACATCAGAACATATCGATTTTTATTATGCATGGAGTCCTAGTTATGCATCTTTAAATAATTTACCTGATTATGAAAAAATAAGATTAGTTGAATTTTTAGAAAATGGTATACAGGATTTAACTGAACAAAAAACTATTGATGAATTACGGGATTTAATTAAATTCATCAATTCAACTAATAATGTTGAAAACGCAATAGAGGGATTATTTCATTTTACAACGGAAATGGATAAAATGAACAATACTGATGTTAATAAGTTAAATGCGGTTGATTTTAAACAAATTGAATTACAAATAATATCAAAAATAGTTGGTAATATCGATTAATTTTCGTATCTTTATAGTATAAAAAAACAAATAATGGCAAGAGTAAGTTATAGTCAATATGGAATGTGGACAGGTTGTCAACAACAATTCAAACTAAGTTATATAGATAAGTTAGGTGAATCATCTGCAAATATCCATACAATCTTTGGTTCGGCAATGCACGAAACCATTCAACATTTTCTTTCCGTTATGTATGGCGTTTCCAAAAAACAGGCACTTCTATTGGATGTAGAGGGAATGTTAAAGGAAAAGTTAGTAGAACATTTTACTACTGAAAAGGCTAAAATGACAGAAGGTACTCCATGTACTCAAATCGAATTAGAGGAATTCTTTGGTGATGGTAGACAAATTCTACACTATTTTAAAACTAAGTTAGATAAACTTTATACTAAAAGTGGATTCGAATTAGTTTCAATTGAGTTACCCCTAAACGCAGAAGTAAGACCAGGGGTTAATTTTGTTGGGTTTATCGATATTGTATTAAAGGAAGTATCAAGTGGTAAAATTATTATCATTGATTTAAAAACATCAACACGAGGTTGGAATCAATATCAAAAAGCAGATAAGGTTAAAACATCTCAGATGCTTCTATATAAGAAGTTTTACTCAGAAAAGTATAATGTCCCATTAGATAAAATTGAGGTTGAATATCAAATTCTAAAAAGAAAGGTATCAGATACGACTGAGTTTACAATTCCTCGTATATCTAAATTTGTTCCCGCTAATGGGAAACCATCAGTCAATGCAGCTTGGAAGGGATTTATGGAGTTTGTTGATTCCGTATATGATGAAGTAGGTGCAGTAAAACAAGTTGATTTTCCTACTAATAAATCAAAAGCTTGTGATTGGTGTGAATTCAAATCCAGAAAAATTTGTCCTATTTGGTCATAAATTTTATCTTTTTTATATTTGTATATATTTATATACATAACAAAAAAAGGAGAGTTATGACAAATACAAAACTGACTACGGTCAAAATCGTAAAAGATGTTTATTCAAAATTCAAACAATTATCGTTTGAATCAAACATCACACTACAAAAATTAGTTAATCGTTCTTTAAACAAATACATTGAAGACGAAACATTTAGAACTCAGATTAATGAGTATTCAGAATTACACGCAAGTGGTTCACAATTTTAATTTTTAATTTTAAGTAAATGACAGAAGTAAGAAAGAAAAAGAAAATTCTTTTATTATCCGATGATTTCAGAATGTCCTCTGGTATAGCAACTGTATCAAAAGAATTAATTTTTGGTACATTGGATAAGTACAATTGGATACAATTAGGTGCAGCAGTAGAACATCCTGAAAAAGGTAAAGAAATTGATTTAGGTGATGATGCTAGAAAAATTAGTGGTGTATTTGATGCTTCAGTTAAAATCGTTCCGTGGAGTGGTTATGGTGATGCTGATATTTTACGCGAGTTAATAATGAGACATCAACCTGATGCAATCTTACACTTTACCGACCCTCGTTATTGGAGATGGTTGTATGATATGGAAGCAGAATTACGTGAAAACGTACCTATTTTCTTTTATCATATTTGGGATGATTTACCAGACCCTCAATATAATAGAGATTATTATGAGAGTTGTGATTGGTTAGGATGTATTTCTAAACAAACATATGGTATTGTACGAAGAGTAGGTCAACGAACTGATTCACCAACATTCAAACCCCTTGAAGATTGGCAAGTATCATATGTACCGCATGGTATTAACTCAAATACCTTCAAACCTGCTGAAGTACCTGATGAATTCCGTAAAAGAGTATTAGGTGATAAAGATTATAAATTTGTCCTATTTTGGATGAATCGTAATATCAAACGAAAACAACCATCCGATGTCATTTGGGCATATAAACGCTTTGTAGATTCTTTACCAATTGAAGATAGAGATAAGACTTGCCTAATTATGCATACCCAAGCGGTTGACCAAAACGGAACGGATTTGTTTAAAGTAAAGGAAACCATTTGTCCTGATTACGAAGTTAAGTTCTCAGAAACTAGAATTTCACAAGAGGAATTAAATTGGTATTATAACTTATCAGATGTTACTATTAACATTGCAGGTAACGAAGGATTTGGATTAACAACTGCAGAATCAGTAATGGCCGGAACTCCTATTATTGTAAACGTTACGGGTGGATTACAAGACCAATGTGCATTTACATTAGATGGTAAAGAATTAACGGCAGAAGATTATGTGAAAATTGGTTCGGTACATGATTGGAGAGTATGGGCAGATAAGTTAGGACACGGAGAATGGGTTAAACCAGTATTCAGTAAAGTTCAAACACTTGTAGGTTCAGTTCCAACGCCATATATTATTGATGATAAGGTTGATATTTACGAAGTTGCTGATGCAATGAAGTATTGGTATGATATTCCTAAGAAAGACCGTAAAAAGAGAGGTTTAGCGGGCAGGGAATGGATGTTAAACGAAGGTGGATTAAATCATACAAATATGTGTAAAACTCTTTCTGATGGTATGGAAACAGCTTTCCAAAATTGGAGACCTAAAGATAGATTTGGATTATATAAATTAAAATAATATGAAAGTTAATATAAAAAGGTTACAAGAAAATGCAATACTCCCATTTTACGCAAAAGAAAGTGATGCGGGCATGGATTTGGTAGCAACATCAATTAAAGAGAATACTACATTTCAAATAACATACGGATTGGGTATAGCATTAGAAATACCAGATGGGTTTATGGGTTTAATTTTCCCGCGTTCATCTATTAGAAATACCGAACTTATTTTAAGCAATTCAGTTGGAGTAGTTGATGCTGGATATAGGGGAGAACTTCAAGCAACATTCGTTAAATCTAATGGACTTGATTCCCTAGCATATAAAGTGGGAGATAGAGTTTGTCAACTTATAATCATACCACATCCAATCGTAGAATGGACAGAAGTAAATGAATTAAATAATACCGAAAGAGGAGCCGGAGGTTTCGGTTCAACAGGAAAATAAAAAATAAAATATGAGCAAACCATTATTAGTATTTCAAGCACCAGTTTTTACAAGGAGTGGATATGGTGACCATAGTAGAGATTTACTTCAGAGTTTATTTGATTTGGATAAATATGATGTGAAAGTAGTACCAACTCGTTGGGGTTCTACACCACAAAATCAACTCGATGGTGTGAGTGAATTTAGTAAAAAAGTATTGAGTAGTGTCATTACAACGTTAGATAGAGAACCGGATGTATATATTCAGGTTACAGTTGCTAATGAATTTAAAAAAATGGGTAAATACAATATTGGTATTACCGCAGGAGTTGAAACTACTTTAGCACCAAAGGATTTTATTGATGGTTGTAATAGAATGGATTTAGTTTTAGTACCATCTAACTTTACAAAAGAGGTATTACAAAAAACTTCGTTTTCTGAAGTGGATAAAGCATCAGGTCAAAAAATTAGAGATATAAGTGTTCAAACTCCAATTGAAGTTCTTTTCGAAGGAGTTGATTTAGATATTTTTTTAAATAGAACTAATCAAGAAACTGATGTTCTTATTAATACTGAAAAATTAGATAAAAAAATTGAAACTGATTTTAATTTCTTATTTGTAGGTCATTGGTTGAGTGGAGATTTAGGACAAGACAGAAAAGATGTAGGAATGTTAATTAAAACATTTTGTACTATTTTTAAATCCGTTCCAAAAAATAAACAACCCGGTTTGATATTAAAAACATCTATGGCTGGATTTAGTATTATCGATAGAGAAGAGATTAGTGAAAAAATTAAAACCATAACAAAAGAATATGGTGAAAACTGTCCACCTATTTATTTATTATTTGGAGATATGAAATCAAGCGAAATAGCAAATTTATATCATCATCCAAAAGTAAAGGCTATGATATCATTTACTAAGGGTGAAGGGTATGGTAGGCCACTTGCAGAGTTTGCTACAACGGGTAAACCTGTTATAGTTTCAAAATGGAGTGGATTGACTGATTTTTTACCTGAAACTAATACTATTTATTTAGATGGAGAATTAACAAATGTCCACCCATCAGCAGCAAACCAATTCTTAATGGCAGAATCACAATGGTTCTCCGTAAATTATTCAACTGCAGCACAAAAAATAATGGATGTGTTTAAAAATTATAATAAATATTCAGATACTTCAAAGGGATTGCAAACAAATATTAAAAATAATTTCTCACTAGAAAAAATGACAGAAGTTTTTGGTAATTTACTTAATAAATATGTTAAAGTTGCAAGTCATGTTCAATTGAAATTACCTCAGTTAAACTTACCAAAGATAACTAAATTATAAAATGCAGTTTTATACCAACCAATATAAAGAAATATTAAAACCGGAACGAAGAATTAGTAAATCACTAATTTTACCTAGAAACGTTTATCGTATTTCTACATATGTTGATGGTGTACCACCAACAAAAGTTGGGATGGAAAGTAGATATGTATTTGTAATTGGTAAAATTGATAACAAAATTCATTGTCTTTTATTGAATCACGTATTACCTGCAAATTTTATTACATTTTTAAATAAACTTAGAGATAAAACAAAACCAATTGAAAAAGACCAACCATTAAGTGAGTTACTCAAATTAATGAGTAAAGATGGTCATCAATTATTTGAAACCTATGTAAAACGAAATAGAACAATCTACTCACATAAATTAGATAATTATAGAAGTTATTTTTTAGATAAAATTGCTAATGTTTGGGAAATCCGATTTGAAGATGGGTTTTTACAAGAAATATTCCAAGAAGGAAATACGGCTTCTACAAGACGAGAAGTTATTAAAAAAGAAATAAACGAAAAAGATGGCTAGTATAAGTTACGCAGTTACAGTTTGTAATGAAATTGATGAGTTAGCACAACTCCTTAATTTTTTACAATTACATATCAGAGAAGAAGATGAGATTGTCATTCAATATGATGAGGCATCAGTTACTAAAGAGGTAGCAGATTATCTTAATTTAATCAATGTAATGCATTCCAATCACAAAGTGGTTGGTTTTTCATTAAATAATGATTTTGCATCATTCAAAAATAATCTTAAATCTCATTGTTCAAAGGATTATATTTTTCAAATAGATGCCGATGAGATTCCACACGAATATCTAATAGAAATATTGGGTGAGGTGTTGGATAGTAATAATGTAGATATTGTTTTTGTACCGCGAATCAATACAGTCGAAGGTTTAACTCAATCTCATATTCAACAATGGGGTTGGAATGTAAACGAAACCCAATGGGTAAACTTTCCTGATTATCAGACAAGAATATATAAGAATACGGATGATGTTACATGGATGGGTAAAGTACATGAAAGAATTACTGGATACAATACATTCTCAAATTTTCCAGCAGAAGAACAATTTTGTTTATATCATCATAAACAAATAGAAAGACAGGAAAAACAAAACTCTTTCTATGCAACCATCTAAAATAACATTCGTATATAACCACGCTCCAAATGAAACGTGGTCAACTCCTTTATCATTATTAAATGAATTCCAAAAGAGAGGATGGGAAACTGAAATAGTTTCAATAACTGCAACGGATGATTCTCAATTACAATTATGGATTCAACAAGATATCCCAACGGATATTGTATTGTTTATGGATTGGGGTAGAATTGATTCTAAATGGTTGGATAAGAGTTTAAAACCAAACACATTTTGGATACAAGAAAGTGGAGATGACCCTCAAAACTTTGTAAGAAACTATCCAAAAGCAAATAGGTTTCATTATACAATTACACCAGATAAAGTATCAGCAGAAGAATATAGAAAAAGAGGCATAACTGCTGATTGGGTCCCCCATTGGGCAGATACGGCAGTTCAATTCCCAATGGATGAACCGCCTCAATATGTTGCGGTTACAAGTAGAGGAAGAGGTGGTTCTGAATTTTTAGATTACCTTACGGAATGGGGTGATGGTGGGATTGGAAACCGAAACGGAATGGATGCTATAGAACATACTGAATTTTTGAATTCCGGTTTAATGGTTATTCAGAATAGTAGATGGGGAGAAATAACTCGTAGATTGTTTGAAGGAATGGCATGCGGTAAGATGGTTATAACTGATAGGTTAAAAGAATCAACTGGTCTTTCTGAAATGTTTATAGAGGGTGAAGAAATAGTTTATTATGATAATATGTTAGATTGTATTGAAAAGATAAATTATTATAATGAAAATAGAAATGAACTCAATCGCATTGCCCTAAATGGAATGAATAAGGTTTTAAATACTCATACTCAAATACAAAGAGTAGATAAACTAATAACCGAATTTAATAATTTTAAAAAAATTAAATAATGGCATTATTAAAATTAGATTGTGAATCAAGTGTTAAATCGCAAGGAAAATATGTCACTCAAATAATACATTTTGTAGGTGGGGAAAAACGAACTTTTGAAAATATAGAATCAGAATACATTAAGCAAGGTCAATTTACTAAACTTATGACAAGTGATGGTAGAATGATTTTGGTAAACGATAAAAATGTATTATGTATAGAAGTATTTAAACAACCATAGTATTCAGTATATAAAATAAAAATTATGAAAATTGCTTTATGTATATCTGGAAAACCTAGAAGTTCTATGTTTTGTTATCCATATATTTACGATGCCTTTATAAATAATGAACATCAAGTTGATACATTTATACATAGTTGGGATGAGTGTAGAGCAATTGATTTATACAATCCAAAAAAATTAGAAATAAATTCAGATAAAGAAGCATTGGATGTATTAGTACCAATGTTAGATTTAAATGGTATAAAAATAGAAGGAAACACTAAGAATAATGTGTTAATGTATTATTCCATTAAGAAATGTTTTGATTTAATAGAAGGGGAGTATGATGTGGTAATCAGAGCAAGATTTGATTTACTACTTCAACCAAAATTTGATATTGAAAGTATAATTAATGATTTAAGTAATAAAAAATATGATATCTATATACCAACTGAAGAATTTAATATGGGTGGGTATAACGACCAACTAGCAATAGGAACGTATGATGCAATGAAAATTTATTCAGATACATTTTTGAATTTAAATATATTTGCACATGAATTGGGTAGATGGCATCCTGAAACATTTTTGGGGAAACAACTTAAAGATAATAATATAAAAGTACATCAAACAAATTGGGATTATAGATTGGTTAGAAATGTGAATGCAGAAACTCATTGGCCAGAAAATCCATACAAATTCTTAAATTTATAAAAATGAAAATAAAAATTGAAGTAGGAGCTAATAAAGGTACGGAAACCGAAGAATTAGCATCAGATGGTTCTATTGTATATGCATTTGAACCAACGTATGAACTATTAGTAAAGTATCTTTGGCCACTATCATATGAAAATAAAAATATTAGAATTTTACCATTTGCAGTAGATTCTGAAAACTCATTCAAAAAATTTAATATAGCAGGTCATTGGGATTGGGGTTGCAGTAGTTTATATGAATTTTCTGATGATTTAAATGAAACTTGGCCAGGTAGAGCTGATTTTAGTAATACTCATTCTTATATTGTACCAACCATTACATTATATGATTTTTGTGAATTATATAAAATTGAAACTATCGATTTTTTACATATAGATGCACAAGGAAATGATTTTAATGTTTTAAAATCTTTAAAAGATAAAATATCGTTTGTAAATGAAGGTGTAATTGAAGCATCAAATGCAGTTGAATTATATAAAAATACAAGTAATAAAGCTGAGGATATTCGAGAGTATTTAAAGTCAAATGGATTTGAAATAGTAAAAGAAACTATTAATGATGAAGTTGAAGCAGAAATAAACATACATTATAAAAAAATATAAGTTATGAATAAGTTACCAATCAGTATAGGAATATTGGCATGGCGTAGTGGACAAGTCCTTGTAGATACTTTAACTACATATTATGAAAATGGTTTGTTTGATATGGTAAACGATGTTACGATTCTATTTCAGGAGGTAACCTCGCAAGATATGGAAATCGCAAAACACTTTGGATTAGATTTCATTGGGTTACAAAAGAATATCGGAATAGGTCAAGCATTCATTCGTTTGACTGAAAATGCAAAGGAAGAATATGTTTTAGTATTAGAACATGATTGGAATTTAATTGAAGATAAAGAAACTACATATGATACATTAAAGAAAAGTTATCAAGCAATTGAAATGGGTATGGATGTTGTTAGATTAAGACATAGACAACAGCCAGGTAATCCACATTTTTCATTTAGAAATATAGGAAAAGAACTTACTTATTATGATGATGAAATTGAATGTACATCACCTCATCTTTTAGATTCACTGCATTGGTTAGACCCTGCAGTTGAATTCCCTGATTTGATAAAGAAATCGGAAGATATGTTTTGGACTACATCTCGTTATGGTAATTGGACAAATAACCCATGTCTTTATAAAAAACAATTTTATTTAGATACTGTCAAACCCTTTGCAGGAGAAGGTATTGCATTGGAAGGTAATATTAGTAAATGGTGGGCACAACAGGAATATAAAGTAGGGCATAACGAAGGATTGTTTATGCATAACGATTATCAAAAATACGGAAGATAATGACAAAATTAATTATATTTGATTTGGATGGTGTATTAGTAGAAGCAAAACAAATACATTTTGAAACATTGAATAAGGCTTTGTGGGAAATAGCAAAGAGTACAAAATATGTTATTTCAGAAGCAGAACACCTATCTATATACGATGGATTAAAAACCAATCAGAAATTAGAATTATTAACACAAAACAAAGGACTACAAAGAGATACATACGAAACTGTTTGGAATAGAAAACAACAATTAACAATTGAAGCAATATCTGAATTACAACCCGATTTACAAAAGATTGAATTGTTTAAGGAATTGAGAGATAAGGGTTATAAGTTAGCATGTGCTTCAAACTCAATTAGAAGGTCTGTATTGGTTATGTTAGCAAAGATAGGTATAATTGAGTATATGGATTTAATCATCTCCAATGAGGATGTAAAGAACTCTAAACCGCACCCTGAAATGTATTGGAAGGCTATGAGTATGATGGGATGTTTGCCTGAAGAAACTCTAATAGTAGAAGATTCTCCACATGGACTATTGGCAGCAAGTAGAAGTAGAGCAAGTGTATTAAGAGTGGACAACCCAAATGATTTGACATTAGAAAAAATAGAAAACAAATTAAACAAAAATAAAGTTATGAGTATTCCAAAATGGCAAGGTGGTAAGATGAACGTTCTTATCCCAATGGCCGGAGCTGGAAGTAGATTTCAACAAGCTGGATATACATTCCCTAAACCACTAATTGATGTGGAAGGTAAACCAATGATTCAGGTGGTTGTAGATAATCTTAATATAGAAGCAACGTACATTTATGTAGTACAAAAAGAACATAGAGCAAAATATAACTTAGATACCCTATTAAATTTAATCACCCCTAACTGTAAAATTGTAGAAGTTGATGGTATAACCGAAGGTGCAGCATGTACAACTTTATTAGCAAAAGAATTCATTGATAATAACCAACCATTGGTTATGGCTAACTCTGACCAATTCCTTGAGTGGGATAGTAATGAGTTTATGTATAAGATGATTGAGCAGAAAGTAGATGGAGGAATTGTTACATTTACCGCAACACATCCAAAATGGTCATTCGCTAAAGTGGATGAGTATGGATATGTAACCGAAGTAGCAGAGAAGAATCCAATTTCAGATATTGCAACAGTTGGGATTTACTATTGGGCCAAAGGTTCTGATTATGTAAAATATGCAGAACAAATGATTAGTAAAGATATTAGAACAAATGGTGAATTTTACACTTGTCCAACTTTTAATGAAGCAATTGCAGATTGTAAAAAAATAAAAACATTCAACATTGAAAAGATGTGGGGGTTAGGAACACCTGAAGATTTGAATTACTATTTAGAAAATAAGAGATGATACTAATATCACATAGAGGAAACACAAATGGAAAGTTTGAATCATATGAAAACGAACCAATGTATATTGACAAAGCAATATCAGATGGATTTAATGTTGAAGTGGATGTATGGATGGTAGAAGGTCAATTATTTTTAGGGCATGATAAACCACAATATGGCGTTTCACAAAAATGGTTAAATGATAGACATTATAGTTTATGGATACATTGTAAAAATATAGAAGCGATGGAATGGTTTAATTCATTTGATGGATTTAACTATTTTTGGCACGAAAATGATGTTATGACTTTAACTTCAAATGGGTGGATGTGGGTATATCCTGGTAAACAACCGATTAAAGGAAGTATAGCAGTAATGCCTGAAATTTATAATGATGATGTTAGTGAATGTGAAGGGATATGTTCTGATTATATAATTAATTATAAATCAAAATAAATATGGAAAATAAATTTGCAGTACACTATCAGACTTGGAAAAATGACAAGGCAACTGAATTTACAATACAAAAATTTAGAGAGTTTTTCCCAACTGCTAAAATGAGAGTAGTATCTGACAATGGTAGTGATTATTCTCACTTTGTTGAAACATACGGAATTGATTTTACATTTTCAGATATTAACGTTTTTCCTGGTGGTAGATTTGATAAAATAGAAGGTTGTTATGAATGGTTAAAACGAGTAAATGATACTTGTTTAAAATACAATGAAGAGTGGATAGTAATATTTGAAGATGATGTATTAACAGTAAGTTCTGATATAACATTTCCAACCGAAGATAGTGGTGGAATGATAGCATGGGATTGGCCTACCCCAATAAAAAATGTATTGATGAATCGAAACCAAAAAAATACACTTTGGGGGTATGGTATGTGTGGTGGTTCTATTTTTAGAAGACAATCTTTTTTAGATTCATATTCAAAAATTGATGAATTTAAATTGGAAGAGTTAGTTAAATACGATAGTAGAATTACAGGTTGGAGTGATATTTTAATCAATTGTTTTTTACAATATTTTGGGTATACCTATCAGATATGGGAAGGCACTGATGATATGACATATCCAAATAGGATTGTATCAGATACCGCATGTTTTATTCACGGATATAAAGAATTATACTAAATGGAATATAATATTATAAACCAATCTGGTCCAAGATATTCATTCGAAATACGTCTTGTAGAAAATGTTTTTACTTTTTATGATTATGGTGGATATGAAGATAGAAATCCATCAACAATAAAACTTATAATAGATGGGTTAAAATCAAATGAAGAAGTTTTTCATAATAAGAAGTTACAAATACTAATCAATACATCTGACCAACTTGATAATGATAGATTTAGTTACGCCCACGCAAGTGATAAATATAAAACAATTCCTTGTTTTACATTTGATGGTTGGAGACAAATTGGCATAGAAAGTTTTGAAAATACAGTAAATGAAATAAAAATACAAGCGAAAAATATACCAATCATAAATAAACTATTTTGGTCTGGTTCTATCGGTTCACATATACCGACAAGAATGAAGTATAATCAACTGGCTATTCAATATCCAAACTTACTATTATGTAATGCGATTGATTTTATAAGAGATAATCCAGAAAAATTAACAGCTAATAATTTTGTTTCATTGGCAGAACATTGTAAATACAAATATCTAATTGATATTGAAGGAGTTGGGTGGTCAGGTAGATTAAAATTTTTATGTTGTACTAAACGTGTTTTGTTTATAAATGAAAGACCTTATCAAGAATTTTGGATGGATGGTTTAGTAGATGGTGAAAATTGTATTATGGTTAAACGAGATTTATCTAATTTAATTGAAAAACTCGAATATGTAGAAAATAATCCAGAACTATATGATAAATTATCAAATAATTTATATGAGTTTGCAGAAAAAACATTTACAAAAGAAAATATAAATAACCATATTGTAGAAGTATTTAAAAAAATTATAAAATAAATGTACGATTATTTAATAGTTGGTTCTGGTTTCTTTGGTTCTATATGTGCATATGAACTAAATAAAAAGGGTTATAAAGTTTGTGTAATTGATAATAGAAATCATATTGGTGGAAATTGTCATACATCAAATAGGGATGGTATAAATGTGCATGATTATGGCCCACATATATTCCACACATCAAACGAAGAAGTTTGGAAATGGATAAATCAGTTTGTTAAATTTAATCATTTTAGATTATCACCCGTTGCAAATTATAAAGGAGAATTGTATTCGTTACCATTTAATATGTGGACGTTTTCCCAAATGTGGGGGGTCACTACTCCGGATGAAGCAAAGACAATGATTCAGAAACAAAGTGATGATGTTACCGAACCTACTAACTTAGAAGAACAAGCAATTAAATTTGTAGGTAAGGATGTTTACACCAAATTGATAAAAGGATATACCGAAAAACAATGGAGAAAACCGGCAACGGAATTACCAAAGGAAATTATTAAAAGATTACCTGTTAGATTTACATACGATAATAATTATTTTAATGACAAATATCAAGGTATTCCAATTGGGGGGTATACTCAAATATTTGAAAAACTATTAGAAGGTATTGATGTTAAATTAAATACGGATTATTTTACCGATGAACTACCCGAATATAAAAAAGTAATCTACACCGGCCCAATTGATAAATTTTATAATTACAAATTTGGTGAATTAGAATATAAAACAACTAAATTTGAACATAACCAATTGGATATTCCAAATTATCAAGGTTGTGCTATAATGAACTATACGGATTCAGAAACTCCATATACCAGAACAATAGAACATAAACATTTTGAATTTGGAGATAGTAATACCACATGGGTTACACATGAATATCCAATAGAATATGATGCTAAAACCACCGAACCTTATTATCCAGTAAATGATTCTGAAAACAATGAGAAATATAATTTGTATAAAAGTTTGGTAAACTCAGAAAAAAATGTTATCTTTGGAGGTAGATTGGCAGAATACAAATACTATGATATGCATCAAGTAATTGAATCGGCATTAAAAAAAGTTAACGAAATAATATGAAAGATGTAGTAATAGGATGTATCACAAATTATACATTTGAAAATATTAAACTATTTGTAAACTCAATTGATAGAAGTGGATTCACCGGTCATAAAGTTATGATAGTTTATAATGTTCCATTTTCAACGGTCGATGAATTAAAAAAAAGAGGATGGGATGTTGTTGGGTTTGGTAAAGATGAAACAAACCAACGATACATTTATAGAGATAATTTTATAGTAACCGTCGATAGACATTTACATTATTATCTTGTATTAAATCAATTAGCACAAGAAACTCCCGGTGGGTTAAGGTATGTAATGGCATTAGACCCAAAGGATGTAGTATTTCAATATAACCCATCAGAATGGTTAGAAAAAAACTTAGGTGATTATAAAATAAATGCAGGTAGAGAAAGTGTTAAGTATAAGGATGAGGTATGGGGTAGGGGTAATATGATTGAAAGTTTTGGTGAGATTGTGTATGATAGATGTAAAGAAAATATAACAGTAAATGCAGGAACAATATCAGGTGATTGGAAAACAATGTCTGAATTATTTTTAAATGTGTACTTAATGTGTCAAGGAAGTCCATCGGCAACACCTGACCAAGCAGCAGTAAATGTAGCATTATCATTTTCTCCATATAAAGAATTGACTAGGTTTACAAATTCTGAAGAGGGTTGGGCTGCACAATGTGGAACGACTGTTGACCAAAGAATGGTCAGTCAGTATGGTGAAAACCTATTAGAACCATCACCGATTATGGATGGGGACATTGTAAAAACAAGTACGGGTATTCCATTCGCAATGGTACACCAATACGATAGAATTCCAGAATGGAATCGAATCATAACAAAAAAATACGAATAATGATTATAGGTAGAGGTGATATAGCATCTGTCTTAAACGATAGAGAAGGGGCAACATTCTTTGTATCTGGAGTTTCCAATAGTAATGAAATTAGAGAATCTGAATTTATGCGTGAAATAGAATTGTTAGATAAACAAGATAGAACAAACTGTTTATTCTATTTTAGTTCCATTTCAGTTGATGATATTGAAAAGGTAGGTAGTAACAAATACTTACAACATAAAAGAAGAATGGAATTGCTTATCAAATCTAATTTTGAAAACTATAATATTATTAGAATTGGTAATATCACATGGGGTAGTAATCCAAACACATTTATCAATTATATTAAAAACAAAAAGAGTAAGGGTGAATCAGTTCAGATAAAAGATGAATACAAATATATAATAGATAAAGACCAATTGGTTATGTTAACTGATAACTTACCATTGGTTGGACAAAATACAATATGTGTGTTTGGCAGAATGGCAAAAGTTGCAGAATTAGTATGATAGAAATTGTAATTTGGATATCACCCACCGATATTGATGATTTAGAAAAATCATTAAATCGATTGTATATTGGAAAGGATTATCTAACAAAAGAACAATGTGATAATATTAAATTTAATATTGTTATGTGTGTGTCTGATGAGATAATTGATTGGAGTAAAAGTAGTGTTACCAAAGAAGAATGTACTGAAAAGTTTTTAGGATTAAAACCATTAACCGATTGGGCATCTAATGGTACGTTTGAAACTACAACTACTATAAATGGATGTACCTCAATGCGAAGATTAGCATCGTATTCTGATTCAAATTATTATTTGTGGTTAGATACTGATATAATCTTTGACCCACAAACCCTAGCACATTCAATCAATTCAATAGATGTAATTGAATATGCAGGATTTACTAAATTTGTATCTATTCCAGAAATCGTAAGGCAATGGGATTCCACATGGGATTGTTTAGTAAATGAAAGATTTATAAATAAACCAATAGGATATCAGGCAACTAATAATCCATATATTGATGCCACTATTTATGGAGACCCACACTTAGAGGAGGTACATAATAATGTCCATCACCAACCATATATGAAATTTGGTGGTGGGTGGTTCGCATTGATATCAAAAGAATTAATGAAGGTTATACCATTTCCAGAAAACTACGGACACTATGGGTTGGATGATACTTACTTAATGTGGGGTGCAAATATATTGCAAGACCCTACCATAAAACAATTCAAATTAAAAAATACAGTTGTGTGTGAAAATTATTACGATAGAATCACCACTTATAAAGACCAAATACAATTTATAGATAAACGTGAGGAGTATAAAAAGTATAACGAAGAATTATTTTATATCGGTTTACAAAATATATTAAATAACAAATGAGGATAGTAATATCAATATTTACTTTACCACATGAAATTGATGATTTAGAAACTCTACTAACTCAGTTAAGACGTGCATCAAAATACCTAAGTGGAAAACACGAATGGGTATTGGATATAAGTATGTGTATAGCGAATGATATGGTAGATTGGAAACGTTCTGCGTTACCAAAAAGTTATTTCATTGATAAATTATTAAAACTATCAGCACATAGTGATTGGTGTGCAAAATACTTCACTGCATCTGAAGATATAAAGGGGTGTGTATCTCATAGAAAACATACATTAGAAACTCAAGAAACTGCAGATTATTATATTTGGTTAGATAGTGATATCATATTTGATGAAAAGACTTTATCTTATATGGAGGAAACCCTAATAGCAATTAATGATGTATATCCATATACTATCATAACACCGGAGATTGTTAGAGTTGGTGATTCCACTTGGGATTGTTTAGTTAATGAAAAGTATTTAACTAAACCATTGGATTATCATCTTACAAATAATCCATATATAGATTGTGGAGTTAAGGGAGAGGTTACAATAGAAATAGTTAATAATGTAATAGATAATCAACCAAAATATAAATTTAATGGAGGTTGGTTTACTTGTTTATCCGGCCAATTATTACGAAGAATTGGAATACCGGAAACATTTAGTCATTATGGATTTGAAGATACATTTATAATGTGGGCTGCAGAAAAACTGATGACAACTACTGATATGGAAATCTATCAATTTAAAATAAAAAATTTAGTAGTTTGTGAAAATTATAAATACCGAAACAATTCTCATTTATTAAATCATCTCAGTGCTTTTGATAAACGAGATGAATTTAAAAAAATATCCGAAGAAAATTTTAATCAAGAATTACAAGACCTCATTTAACAATGAGGTTTTTTGTTTTTGAATAATACTTATTAGCAACAACATGTTTCATAAATAGGTTATTTTTTTTAGTTTTAGTTTTCAATTAAAAAAAGGTATTATATGAAACAGGTAATTAAAAGTTTACACATTAATGTAGATTCGTTAAAAGAAAAAGCATTCACAGCTTTTCTTTCGTTAGTAGGGTTATGGATTATATTCGCCATATCTTTCCAAATGTTCTTTGTTTATTTAGAATTTTCTGGTAAACATGAATTACAAAGAAATATTGTAAATTGGATTGAATGGAGAATCGATGGTACATTCAAAAATAATCCAGAAAATATATGGTATGATGCCGAAGACCATATCTTTGTTGAATCCGTAGAAAATCAGGTTAAAATTGGTAAGTTAGCAGGAAATCGTAATCTTGCTTTTGGTGTAAAAAATATCTTAGAAGAGTTTTTACAAGAAAAGGGATATGGATTATCCGAAGATGCCAAATATAGATTAAAAGTTGAAATCGTTTATTTAGATGTCCTATCAACTAAAACAAACATTTCAGTATTTCATAAAAATGAAGATGAAGTTGTCGTTCGCTTAAAAGCAAATCTTTTCAAAGAAGGCAAAAAAGGAAAAGATATTGTTGTTGAAGCGGGTTCATCTGAAGTCTCAATGTCTACACTAATAGTTGATGAGGGTGGTAAATTCAATCAACAAAGTTTAAGTAATGCTATTAAAAAAGCATGTGAATCATTAGTAAAACAAATTGAGAAACAACAACAATGAAAAAACTATTAACATTTTTAGGGATATTAATACTATCCACTATCGCATTTACGTCTAATGCACAATTAAAAATTGGTCAATCAATGACGCCAGAAACGGGGTTAAAAGTTGGTGATACTTTGACAGTTAAGTACAATTTAACTAAAGGTCCGACTATTGTTAATCCTCGTTATCTTTGGTTTAGATATCAATTTAACAATAAAGCATTAACATATGTTTCAACTACATTTAATCAAGGTACATCTGCACAAACATTTTATACCGGTTGGACTAACTATAAGTTTACTCCAAACGCAGGAGCAAATGATAATGATATTTATGCACAATATGGGTTAACCCCTTGGGCATATGCAGTAAATGCAGATTGGAATGTAGGACAATTAACAGTTCAAAGAGCAGACCAATCTATTAGTGGATTAATAGCTACTCAAAAATATATCTTAAAAGACCAAAATAGTTATTCAAACATATTCAAAATAGATTTGGCAACTGGTACTGATACTGTTGGTGGAAACGTTGGAGCTATTACTGGTGGTGGATTCTCATCTATAACAGGTGTAACGGGTAATACATCTCAATTTAAAGTAAAAGTTTTATATCCACAAGGATATACTATTACTGACCATAGTGTTCAATTGATGAAATTGAAAACGGATGGTAGTGGGGACATCGATTGGTCACAACAACCCATCGCACAATTACCATTAGATGCAAGTGGTGAAGCACTTTTCACAACTCAAGTTAAAGTGGGTGATTCGGTTGGTGTATTTGTTGGAGGAGCATTCCAAAAAAGTTGGATGAATAACATCGTAACTGTATCAGATGCTTACAAAGCATTTTTAGGACACTCTCAAACTGATATTAGTGGAACTACAAATTATTTTACATTACCTGCATTAGAAAAGAAGGTTGGTAAAGTTAGTTTAGGTAATGGTCCATTTGGTGAAGCAGATTCATATGCATTATTTGCACACGTAATGGGACAAAACATGTCAACAACCGCAATGATTCCTACTTCAACTTCAACATCAGTAAGATGGTATAGTGGTTTATTAAATCAAAGTTGGTTAGATGGTGTTGTAAAGAATAGAGTACTAATTGATACTCCAATAAAAGAAGTATATGCAGTATTCGCATGGGGCGGGGATTTGAACTGGTCACATTCATCAGACCCAGCAGTAATTGCAACCAAAATAACTGCAGGACAATTTACTAATTCAGTAAATGATAAAGGTACAAACTCAATTAAATCTATGAGTACTGCACCAATGGCTTATCAAACTTTAGCGGTAGAAACGGCAAAATTGGGTATTACATCTACATTAGAAGGTGGTAAAGTAGTATTAACTACAACTTTAACAAAAGCAGAATTAGCAGGTTTACAAGTAGTAATGAATTATGACGAATCTAAATTAACTTTGGATAATGTAATATTCGATGCAGGAAGTACAATTACTAACTTCTCAACACATGATAATGGTAGATTAACATTTGGTTCTATTGACCAATTAAAAACTGCAAGAATTAAAGTAGGTACTCCATATAAATTAATATTCACACCAAAAGAAACTTTAAGTAATACTGCGGGATTATTTTACTTTATATTATCAGATGCAGTAGATGCTAAAGGTAACAAAATCAACTTAATAGTTGAATAATATGAAACACTTATTAGTTACATTATTCTTATTTATATCATTTTTAGGGTTCGGACAGAGTGTATCTGCTCCGGACTCTAAATCGTTTATACCATCCACTACCGCACAAGATGGAAGTGGATTTCAATTAAGTGGATTTACTTCAACATCTACATTACTAGCTTCAATCAGTTTAATCAACCCATCAACAAATACTACATTTTACTTAATTACAACAACCGGCTTAACCGCGGCAAGTGGATTTACTTTAACAGGTAATAAAACTCGTTTGGTGGTAACAGGTACAATGGCTAGTATTAATACTGCATTAGAATCCCTAAAAATAAATACAGGTTCAGTAGTTGGCAATGTTCAAATATCGGTAGCAGCAACTGTTAATCCCGTTGGATTTTATTACAATGGTGTTAATGGCCATTTTTACAAACCCGTAACCGCCGGTACAACATACACCGGAGCAAGAGCAGCATCCTTATTAACAACATTCAAGGGACAGACTGGATATTTGGTAACAATAACATCAGCATCAGAAAATGCTTTTATATTTGCCAATGTTCCTCAAGCGAATGTATGGTTTGCAGCAACTGATGAGGTTATAGATGGAAGATGGGTAATTGATGCAGGGCCTGAAAAGGGAACTGTAATGAAAACCTCAAATGGACAAACTGCAGGAAACATTGCCGGTGTGTATAACAACTGGGCAGGTGGTGAACCAAATGGATATAATCATGGTGAGGATTATGCAGTAACAAACTGGGGTGGTGCATCAACATGGAATGATTTATCAAACAATTGGAGTAATCCATATATAATTGAATATGGAACTTGGTCTAATCCCGATGATGCTACATTTACGGAGTTTTATACAAATTCGGTAACACACTCAAACGGAGAAGTATTAAGAGCAGCATTCAATATTGATTTTGGAACAAATGTAGATGAAACTAAATTTTCAGCAAAAGGATACACATATACAAATAATACTTGGAATATAGTAAACGGAACTGCTAAACAATTAAGTGGTTTAGGTAAAGTTGATTTGACAAGTTTATTAGATACTGCTAAAACCGCAAATGGATATAAAGCACTGACATCTGCAGGACAAACTGAATGGGCAATAATAAATCCATATAATGTAACTTTAGGTGGACATCAATTGTTAATAGATGAAAGAGAATTTGATGGAACGGGAGTATCTCCAAACGATATAACATCGATTAAATTATTTGATATATACGATGGACCGGTTACCATTAATAATGTAAGTGGATTTTGGAAAACATATATAATGCCCGGTAATTTAACAACCAAAATAACTTCATCAACATTTCAAGCTCAATTAAGATTACAAGATGGTTGGTATGGAACAAGAGCCGAATTTAGTTTTTCACCGGCAATGGTATATAAATCACATGGAATAGAATTAACCCATTCAAACCAAACGGAACTAAACACACTATATAGTAATATAGTAGGGGTATCCGATGTATATTTGGCATTTAAAGAATTGGCAGATAAAGGTATATTTGGAAATCAAAGTGGATTGGGATTAACAAATGCTATTCAGTATTTGAACGCAGATGTGGATGGTAATGGTGTATTTAACGAAAGTGATACATACAAGCTATTACAACATTTAACAGGAGTTGAACCACTTACACAATCTACGGCATTAACTTATTTGATGAAATTATATAACAAATCTGATTACGATGGGATAACAACATCAAATTGGGCAACTCAATTTAATTCAACTCGTAACTTAATTCCATTTACATTGGGTAGTTTGAATAACACATATAATATAAATGTAACTTGGTTGGGTGATGTAAATCTTTCACATTCGGCACAACAAAGTGTAAGTAGTGTTACAACCAATTCAATAAGAACAATGAGTTTATCAACTAATTCAGTTTCTAATCAAATTAATGCATATCTAATGGGTGAAAATGTTGGTGGTAAATTGATAGTAACGATATCAGTAGACCCATTACAACAAGAATTAGTAGGTACTCAATTCAATTTAAACTACGATAATACCGCTCTAAAATTTGAAAAGGTGGAATTCATTACAAAAGGAACACCTACTAATTTTGGAACTGATAGAGGTACATATCTAACATTGGGTTCATTGATAACGGATGGTTCAACTATATTAGATAAAACAACTGAATACAAAATAACATTCTTACCATCAATAGGATTAAATGGTATATTGGGATTAACATCAATATCAAATACTGATGCAGTTAATAAAGATGGAACACAATTAAAAGTAAAAATGAACTAATGAAAAAACTAATAATAATTCTGTCACTAATTTTGACTACATTTGTTACAAACGCACAAATCGTAAAACCTGATACATTACAATTATCACCAAAAGAATTATTTGGAGAAAGTGATGATTGGAACGATGTGGGTATATTACAATCGTATGTTAATTTTTCAAAAGATGTACTTTCATCTTCAAACTTATCGGTAGGTATTATTGGAAAGCAAATATCAACTACTCTTAATTTGGGTTACAATAAATCATCTATGAATGGACAGTGGGGGCATACATTTGCAGCATCAATAAATCCTATATGGAATTATTATGGTGTGGGATACGGTCTTAGTAAAAATACCGAAAAAAGAACAACCACATTACAATCATTTTATTCAACAGATTTTGATTTCCAAAAAGATATTACACTATCATTCATCGATGTATTCAGAACTAAAAAATGGGGAACATTTGGTTATAGTGTAATTGCATCAAAATCATTTTGGGGAACTTATGATGGTGAGTGGGAAGGAAAATATACAATTGATGAGAATGGTGATTTTAAAGATTTAATATATCCACAAATACCGGCATCAAGTGAATTGAGTTATAGAGGTATGGCAATGTACACATATACATTCAAAACAAAGAGAGTAAACATATCACCACAGGTATTTGCAATGAGTGATGTATATAAAGTATTCAAAGATGGCACTGAATCGGATTTAGCATATGTAGATGATTTCAATTTGGACTTATATTATGGTGCATCTATTGATTGGAAGGTAACTAAAAGATTTGTATTAAACACTAACATCAGATATAATACAACTTGGGATAAATTAAGTGAATCAGTTGGATATAAAAAGAGTAACCCAATCCTATTTATGATAGGAACAAACTTTCAATTCTAATGAAAAAAATAATATTGATATCATTGATTTTATTGGTAGGGTGTACTAAACCAGAACTACCAACCCCAACTATACCTATTGAAAAGATATTTAGTGTAAAGGAAAGTAAAGTAGTAAATGGACAATCTATTTTCTTTGATTTACCATCAGCTGGAACATACACACTAACTTTAATTGATAAAGAAAGTGGACAAGTAGTTAGTAGAGAAAGGTTTATTGGACAGAATGGAGAAAATGTAAAGAAGATTTATACGAATTCAATACAATCTCAATATTTATATTTGTTATTAGAAGATGTTACTAAAAAAGAAATAAGTAAAACAACAATAATAACCAAATAAGGGAAACCACATGAAAAAATTAATTTCAATAATTGCAGTATCAGTACTATTAACAGGTTGTTATAAAGATGATATTATAGAACCAATAAGACCTCAGGCTACTGATGATTTAAAAATAGCTAATGCGGTTGGTATCAAATTACAAACCCCATTTGTAACATCGGAAGTTGCTATGAATGTAAAAAGTGATGTAGCACAAACTGTAACTATTAAAATTTTTGATATTGCTAATAGAGTAGTATCTAAATCTACAAGTGAAGTAAAAGTGGGTGACAATATTTTAAAAGTATACACAAACGCATTACCATCATCTGGATATAGAATAGGATTATTTGATGCAAGTGGTAAACAATTAGGAATAACGGATTTTAACAAACTATAAATAGGAGAATTAACAATGGCAGAAGAACAAGAGGAATCAACAGGAAAATCTTTTAAAGGTATCCTAATTACAGTTGTAAGTACAATATCATTAGGTATTGCAGCATATGTAACAAAAATTATTACGGGTGAAAAAGATGAAACACCGGTACAACAATCAGCACCGGTAATCAACATCAACCAAGCAGCACCTCAACAAGTATCAGGTGGTACTAAAACTATAATCATCAACAAGGGTGGAGATGGTAATGCTAAACCAGCACCGGCACCAAAACCTAAGAAAAAAGAAGGTGACGAATTTAAAGAAGAAGCCCCTAAGTGGTAAAAAATTAAAATGGAACAAGGATTAGGTTTTATAGTGGTAATTGTATTGTGTACGATAGCTATGTTTGTGTTTAATTCTCCATTGATGTTTTTAACATCTTTTATTGGAGGTAGTAGTTATTTAGTAATACGAGGTAGAAAAAAAGGTTGGAAATGGCCACATAGGCCGTAACTTAAAAAAAGAGAATAAGTAAAATGTCAGAAAATAATCAACCCCCAAGTGGTTTTAAAGATTTATTAAGTAATATGATGGCCAGAAGATGGTACATCACCGCATTGGTATTGGGTGGATTTATGTTTATTATAGGTGGAATGTTCTTCGCTATATTAAATAAATCAGCAATAGAAGGTGAATGGAAAGAACTTCTATTATTGTTATTAGGAGCGTTCATTGGTTCTTATGGTAAAATCATTGACTATTGGTTTAGTGATACTGATAAAGATAAAATGTTGGTTCAGAAAATGGATGAGGAAGATGGTACGGCAATGAGTAACACTGCTGATATGCCGGTAACTCCACCAAATAATACACCAATCATACCAGAGGCGTTTCAAACCGCTATTGAAAACTCAAAAATAGAAAAGGTAAACGATACATTTGAACAAGTACCAACTACAAAACCTAGAACAGGTATTGAAGTGGATGAGGATGGTGATGGTACGATGGATGGTATTGATTTTGATGGTGATGGTAAAATCGATATGTACTTTGCACATAGACAATGTGAGCACGTATGGGGAGATTTAGATGGTGATGGTGAAGAAGAATGTTTAAAATGTGGCAAAATCAAAGATGAGGATGCCGAACAAGTAGGATAAAATAAAGGTTACATAGTTTCATAATTAAAAAAAAAGGAAAAAGACTATGGCTAAATTTACTGATATTTTCAAAGATTCAAATGATTTGAATGAGAAAACAATCGTAGGGTTTGCATCATTTATTGTAATGACAGCATTTGCAGTTACTGATTTAGTAACTGGTTATTTAGGAAAAGAATTACTTGTAAATGAATTTATTTATAATTCATTTATGTACATAACATTGGGTGCTTTTGGTATCGCTGAAGTGGGTAAAATCTTTAATAAAAAAGAAGAACCAAAAGAAGAAGAATTGGGATAATTTGAAAAGGGAGATGATTTCTCCCTTTTTTTATATTTATATAAAACAAATTAAAAAGGAAAAAATTATGGCAGACAGAAACGGAGACGGAATAGTATATCATCGCTCAGATTGCGGAGATAACAATGTAAGATGGTATGGATTTGGTGGTGACGGTCCTTGTTCAACATGTGAATCATGGGGACTTACCGATAGGGCAATAAGGTACATACACGACCATCCTGAAATAAATCATAGAATTGAAGATGTGACTGGTAGAGAGTGGGAAGAAGAAGTAGTACCGGTACTCATTAATATTGGAAATGAAATAGAGTCTGTAATTAAAGAAGGTTATGCAGAAGTGAAAGAAGGTGTAATAGATGCATACAATTGGGTAGATGCAAACGCTTGTAATATAGCAGTTACAGCAGCAATTTCAGCAGGAATTGTTTACGCATTCACTCCAGAACCAGCAAACCCAACTGCGGTAGCAACATCAACTACTCTATCGGTAATGGCATCAACTATTACTAGTATGGCAGTTAAAGTTGCGGTAGTAGGAGAAATGAGTAAAATTATAACAGATGGGTTTTTATTAATACCATATGTTAGTGATAGTATTGACCACACTTTATTAAACAATATAATTTCAAATTGTTTAGCTAAAAGTTTAGATTCGGCTGAGTTATGGGCAACACCAGCTGGAGTTGGTATCGCAATTGGAGCAGCATTTGCACCTGTTATTGCAGATTTGATATGTACAAAAACTTGTCCTCAAGGATTTACTAAAGCGTTTGGTGCATAATATAAAATATAAAAATACTATGACAAAAGAAGAAATATTATATAATGTTGGTTTAACTGAAAAAGTTTATTCTGACCAAAAAGATATTGATTTTAAATCATTGGGTTTGAAATTGGTTAAGTGGGTTGAGGATAAAAAATCCGATACGCAGGGATTCGTTGCCACAAAAGATAAATCCATTTATATTGTTTGGAGAGGAAGTTCATCTAAAAAAGATTTCCAAAATGATGCATCAATTGATAAAGTTCCTTTCATTGGAGAAGGTGAAAAAGTTCATATTGGTTTCAAATCATCGTGGCAAACAGTTAAAGATAAAACATATCAGGCATTAGATGTTGCACTTAAAAACTTAGGTCAAGAACATTCAATAGATAATATTATTGTTTGTGGCCATAGTTTGGGTGCTGCAGTTTCTACGTTATGTGCTTATGAGATTTATTCAATTTACAAATCAAATAAAATTATATGTTGTACAATTGGTAGTCCAAGAGTTGGAAATAAAATATTTAAACAAAACTTTGATAAATCACCAATAGAATCATTGAGAATAGTTCATAATTTAGATGTGGTAACCCGTGCACCAAATATTGGATATCATCATGTTAATACTGAATTAAGGATTGATGATGAGGGTAAAATAAAAGAATGGATGGTTGATTGGCAAAGAGTAGGTGAATACCTTAAAGCGGTTTTCTCTGGCAAGACTGTTAAAGACCATATGACAAATAATTATATAAGTGCATTAAATAAATGGAATCCATAAAAAAAGTATATGAAACAATTATTAGTATTCTTGCTTGGTGTTTTACTAAGCAATGTTGCCATTGCCCAAACTGTGGGAACAACAAAGACAGAAAATTACAAAGCTTCATTCGAAACAAAAGTAGACATTAGTCAATATTTAGATTATGAAGGCAAACAAATCCCAATACAGATTCTCAAATGTGGTATTGGTGATGAGGTTTATGAGCAATATCCTGAACTCAAAGAAAAGAAAGTGGGTTTGGGTGTGGCTAATATCACGATGGAATATCTGGAGAATCTTAACAGGTTTACGTTTACGGAGGATAAGACAGAAATTAAGAATCGCATGGTAAAGCAATTTCAGGCTTCTCAATCTGGTATTTCACAAGATAAGTTAGATGGTAGAGGAAAGATTAGATTAGCACATTATTTTGTAGAAATTGAAGTATATGATTTTTCAGTATCCGAAGATGAGACCGTAAATTTAAGTAATGGGGTTAAGAATAAAGTAGTAACTCGTTTGGGTTTACAAGTTAGATTTACAAATGCAGAGACAGGAGAAATTATAGCAGCAAGTGGATTGGGTGAAGCTGTTACAACAAGAGAATTATCACTCCTTTCAGATGCAACTGTGGATGAGGTTAAATTTAACCAATCAACAATCGGAACATCTACAAAGAAAGCATTGGATATAGCATGTGCAAGAATCTTAGGCAGAATGGTTAAAAAAGGTGTATTTGAAAAATAATATGATTAAGTTAAAGGATATATTAAATGAAGTAAAGGACTTAAAAAAGTATCCAGCTGATGTGCAAAAAGAGTATAATAAATTATTAAATGCTTTTGGTCAAGCATTTGCGGATAGATACTTAGAAAGATACGATGAGGATAATGAACCATCCGAACCTGGATTAAAGCAACAGATATACGATAAACTAAAACTTGCAAAACAAAATACTGCTAAAGAAATAAAGCAGAAAAAATACGGGTCTGATAAGTATCCTATTGTATTGATTAAACATTTTGGTATTCAATTACGCAAATTAGGAAAAATTACAGATGCTCAACTCTATCAATTAATAAGTAAAGAAAGTTTAAAAACAATTTGGAATGAGACCGATTTTATATTTAAGATATTAAATAAACAAAAGAAATGATAAAGTTAAAGAAAATATTAAATGAAATAGGTGATTCATCTGCAAAACCATTTAATTTTTTATTAACAATTAGTGGTAAGAATGAATACCAATATATGTTTTTAACAAAAGAAAAAAAAATACCCTATTATATCATTTTTAAATATATCAGTAAATCGGATGCTTGGGACATATCATTTTCAACAATTGGTTCTAAAAACGGAGATGAAGTAATTAATAGTGGTGAAATGTATTCTGTAATGGCTACTATTGTAAAAATAATAAAGGATTTTATAAGTAAAAAGAACCCAGAAAAATTACAATATAGTCCTGCTAAAAACTTTGATACAGATTTAAGACGTGCAAAGTTGTATGATGTATATTTGAAAAAAAACTTAAATGGTTGGGATGTTAGTAAATCTGGAGATTATGTGGTATTAACCAATCCTAATGTTAAAACCAACAATAAACAAAAGAAATGATAAAGTTAAAGAAAATATTAAACGAAGCAACCGCATCTGATATTATAAAAGATTTAGATAAGGTAAGACACGATTTAATTAAAAAAGTAGATGTTCTAATTGCTAAAAAGAAAAAACTGTATTCTAATATGGATATAGAATCCCCAATGAGTGCGGATGAAAAACAATTAGACAAAGATATACAAAGTATATTCTCACAAATACAACAAATAATTCAACAAAAAAGAAGTATTAAAGAAGGTGTAGAAACTGATACAATAAAATGTGCAGAGTGTGGTTGGGATTGGGATTTAGAAGATGGGGGAGAAGACCCGTATACTTGTCATAAATGTGGATACGATAATTCAGATGAGTACGATGAATTGGATGTAGAGGATGATGATGAGGAGGATTTCTTAAATTATTTAAAAGGATATAAAACCGAACTAAAAGAAGCAAATTGTAATTGTGTTTATGAAGCAGAATACAAAGGTAGAGAAGTTAAGTTAGGCAAACCAATGCAAGGTGATGTTAAGAAGTTTAAAGTATATGTAAAGAATCCTAAGACAGGTAAAGTTATTAAAGTAAACTTTGGTCAAAAGGGAATGGTAATTAAGAAAGATAATCCTGCTGCTAGAAAATCATTTAGAGCAAGAATGAATTGTGATTCACCGGGGCCAAGAACAAAAGCAAATTATTGGTCTTGTAGAAAGTGGTAATATGATAATAATTTGTTAATATTGAATTAACCTATTAAAAGAAGCGAGAGCATAATTATTGAGGAACTAACTTAAATAATTTATGGCCCGTTTCTTTTTTATTTTGTTACTATTTCCATTTGTAGCATTTTCTCAAACCTCCCAATTAAGTGGAGAAACAAAATCCAAAACCGAAAAAATATATTTTTCACATATTACATTTGAAGATGTGAATGGTAATAAGTTTTCTACAATTTCTAATGAAAACGCTGAATACAAAATCAATCTAAAATTAGGTGTATATAAAATCAAAGCATCTTATGTTGGATATAATACCTATACAACACAAATAAACTTAATATCAGATACTACATTTGATATTATATTTTTAGATGATACAAAGCAATTATCAGAAGTCGTTGTTAGAGCAGCAAATCAAAAAGTAACTGATGTAGCAGTAGTTAGAACAATCCGAAATAGTAATGTAGTATCCGATGGGGTATCCATAGAATTCATTAAAAAAACACCCGATAGAAATGTAGGTGATGCACTTAAAAGAGTAAGTGGTGTAACTATACAAAACGATAAGTTTGTATTAGTAAGAGGATTGGCAGATAGATACAATTCAGCTATCTTAAATAAAACCATACTACCATCAACCGAACCTGATAGGAGAGCATTTTCATTTGATATAATCCCAACAGCACTAATTGATAATATTATAGTTTCTAAATCAGCATCAGCAAATCAACCAGGTGATTGGAGTGGTGGGTTGGTTCAAATTACAACAAAGGAAGTATCGGATAATTTCTTCAATATCTCATTGGGAAGTGGTTGGGGTTCGGTTTCAACTTCGAAAGGTTTCAAGTTAGTTCAAGCTACCGAATTCCCTTCCACATTCCCTTCAACTTACAAATATCGTATTAGTGGAAATGGTGATAAGAGATTATTTACAAAGCAATTTGGTAATCCATTGGAAGAATCTTTTACATCCAATCCAAACTTAAACGGCGGCCTTTCATTTGGTTATACGAAAGGTAAATTCAATTCCTTATTTAGTTCAACTGTAAGAAACTCATTCACACTAAATAATATTGAAAGAAAGGATTACCAATCATCAACTGAATTAGCATACGATTATAAAGATATTTTATATACAAAAAGATTATCCACAAATGGTTTATTAAACTTAACTTATTTGGGTGAGAATAGATATAGCTGGAAAACATTAGTAAACTATCAAACCGATGATACCTACTTAACCCGTAATGGTGATAACTTTGATAATGTTCAAAATGTTTTAAGTAATTCATCCAATCATATTAATAACATTGTCATCAATTCTCAATTTGATGGTAAACTTAAAGATTGGGATTTCAACTTAGGATATAATTTCATATTCAGAGAACAACCCGATTATAGAGTAAATCCAATTACAAAATCATTAGGTGTGAACGAACCTTATGCTACTGCATGGAGAGATACATATCGTTTTTGGAGTGTGATGGATGAAAACTCTTTTAATGGTAACATCAACAAATCATTTGGTAATATTAAAGTTGGTGGGGGTTATCTAAAAAAGATTAGAGGATTTAATGCAAGAATATTCAGATACCTTTCAACCGATATGTTAGATGAGATAACAAACAATACCGATAGATACACTGCTGATTTTGATTTAGGGTCTCTTTACTCAATGTATGAAAACGAATGGGGTAAGTGGAAACTAAATACAGGGTTAAGAGGTGAGTATAATCTATTCAATGTTAATACTGCAGATTTTAGTGGACAGAAAGTAAATGTGAATAGAGAGTATTTAGACCTTTTACCATCATTAAACCTTTCATATAATTTAGATAAAGTAAAATATAGATTCTCATTAAGTAAAACATTGGCAAGACCTGAATTTAGAGAAGTAGCTAATTTTGCTTATTATGATTTTGTAAGAAACGCACAAATATTGGGTAACTCAAAATTGGAAAAATCTGACATATATAATGTGGATTTGAAATGGGAACTAT